GGTAAAATGATTCTTCTTCATAAAAAACCAACATAAAAGGTTGTGACTTCCAATGCTACTAAAAACAAGTAGCTCACCCATAGGGTGAACCAACAAGAAAAAATTTTCACATGGAAACCCTATGAGGGATTTATGATTACAAAAACACGTCCATATGGACGCGAAAAAATTCCGATCACAACAGAATTTTTAAAAGGGATGTCTCTAAGCCGCCGTAACAGTTGTGTAAACAAATGCCGTAGCAGGAAACACCCATTGTAGGACCTGAAAATCCGGTCCCACACCGACGTAAGTCGCGAGAGTGACTCTTTTTGAAACGTCTTCAGAGGTAAACTGCTTCAACCACGCTGAATAATTCAACGAAATTCTCCCAGAACCATCATCAAACCTTGCAATTTGCGTATTTTGCAAAACGCGAGCAGGATCTGTGCTGAAAAAAGAGTAATTATTTAGGTAAGGCATGTTCACTTGAAGTGTGTTATTGACAGATGTGGACATCACAACTCCACCATTATCAAATTCACTAAACCGTGTCAACTCTCGCCTCGCAGCACTAATAGTGGATGCACTCGTGAGTGAACCTTGTATAGAACCCGCTGCCAATGGCAGGTTCTTTGTTGTATTAAGCCGGAACACTCCAATGTCCTGACCATGGTTGGATCCACCAGTGTCTAAAACAAAGGTGTAATTTAAGGATCCAAACACACCAACATACGCTGAAATTAACATGGGAATAAAATTGTTCCCAGTGAAATTATAAGCGTACGTGCCACCTTGATAAATGCCATTCGCAGACGATAAACCATTAGGGTCATAACCGCTGCAGACAGGCAAATGCTGCACAGACTTAACAAAGCGGAAACCAGCTGTGGACGTGGAAGGTGGACAAGGGACTCTGTCCATCAACCGAGATCTGCGGGCCAGTTCTCTCAAAGACACAATAGGTGCGCCATAATGCTTCATTGTAGGAGCAGCAGTTGGTGCATTGGGGGTTTCAAAATCGACTTCAACAGTGTCTTTCGATTGCAAAGTGAAAAGTGAGCTAACACCCAACGTCGTGGGGTTATTAACCTCAAAATTCTCAGCCCCATGCACGTACACTAAAATGCCAACATCCGCAGACGATAAGGGAGCTGCAAGAGATGTCAAAACAGAAATGTTTAGGACACCATTATCAAAAGTAGGGTCAACTGTAAGAGCTGAACCCGTAGTCCAGACATTATCCTGCACATCACGCACACGAGCATAATTCAATTGGTAAAACCAAGGAATTCGCACCTCATACTCATCTCTATCAGACAAATCAATGATTGTGTTATACACTGTATTGGCAGGAGGAGTGATATTGCCATTTCCACTCATAGGGTCCCACGTAACACGCAGACGACCAGAATGAAACTTGGACTTAATCAACTTAATGGTGAAAACCAAATCTCCACGCCAATGCTCAAAAAATTGAGAGACAAAGGACAGAGGTGTATGTTGAATCGCATAACCACGAACGGTAGCTGGAGACCCTTGTGATATAGAGCCCGCCCAGTCAACGGATGGATTCACTACACAATTGAACAATTGTGTGCCAACAGTATTGGATGTGGTCCACACTGTAGAAGCGAAAAAACACTTCTTAGACACAATATTCTGTATAGCAAGTTCGTCAACAGGGGCTAAGCCATGAACAGTTGGATCAATAGTGATCTGAGACTTGGGATTAAGTGTCAACGGTTGGTAAGGAACTGAAATCTGAGAAGTGGCCAAATGAGGCGCCGTTAAAAGCGACATAGGTGGAACATCCTGTATGTTGGGAACATCAGTGAATCCAAATAATTTGGCAATACCACCAGCAGCAGTGGCACCCATCTCGGTAGCTTTGGCAAAACGACCTATAATAGGTACATTTGACAATGCTCTTGCAACTTTCGCCACACCCATTGCTGGCGCAGAAACAGGACCTCCGGCCTCGTCATACTCATCCTTCGCCTGTAAAGACAAAGAATTAGTTGAACCCGACAAGCTGACATCTTCCAACCACGCATAAGTGGAAACAGTTAGCGATGTAGTCGCTCCAGTATTTGCCACCCGAAGAGGCTCAAAAACAACCCAACGCAATTTGCCCAAATCTTGAACGTCCGATGCAAACTTCAAAGGAACAAATTCCCTGTTATACAACATAGGAACACGAATTTCAGCTCCCATATTTGCTGAAGGGTCTAAGTAAGCTCCTGGTGTCTGATCATAAGCAATGCGCACGGCATTGTTAGAACCTAATGCGACTGGATGCCAATTGTACCGCAATGGATACGCTTCGGCACACGGTTCATAGGACGCTCTCAACGAACCGTAATGAAATTTGGTACCGTTGATAAGCATCTTGATACACAGAGTGGCCTTCAAAAACGCATAATTTTCGATTTTCCGCTTAATAACCACATCACTCAGCAATGAATGCCAAATGTATATGAAGTTACCAGGAAGAGGACCGATAGTATCAGTCGTTGACCAAGTTCTCGTATCAACCAAAGTAGGTCGAGATAAAAACTGACCCAATTCGGTATGTTGAGAAACATTGACTACAGGACCAAATCTATCCAAAGCAGAAGTATCATCAATATTCGGTTGACTCCCATCTGCAAAGACAAGATTGGCCTGTTGCACGTCTCCAGGTGTTGCCGCGTCTGTCATCATTTCGGTGTCATCGTATGAATCTGACGATTGCAATTGTAAACCTTCTAAGACAGGATAATAATCCTGAATGAGTTTTCTAGTGTCAAACTCACGACACTCTCTCATTACACGGTGAGAGAATCCTTGTTTGTTTTCAGCAATTCGTTTCACATGCATTGGCTGATTAGACCAATGCCTTGGTATTGCACCAAGCTCCTAACTTTTCACGGACTATAGGTAGACCAACTGGATCTAATTGAAATTTCCACACAAAAGTGGTTCACAGCACGTGAATTTTTCAACAAGATCATACCACGACGACAATCCTCCACTAGGAAGATATGGTCTGTGCTCAGGATTATCCAATAAAGAACATAAAAAGTTATGATGTTCTTCAAAAACTCCCTTACCATGGAAGAAAAATTCCATATTAGCACTCGTCACGATGTTGACAAATTGTTCTTCAGCACAAATCGAACTTGATGGCAACCACACAGTAAGACTCTTCAAAATAGAGTTAATATTGAGTGGACAAGCAAAATGTCCCAACGTTTCGTCATACCTCCACTTCCTTTTCAGGAATTCACAGTCATCAATGTGTATATATGGCACAGACACACTTTCCTTATCTGCCATAGTGTACACAATGTTGAAATTGGCAAGTTCTTCTTGAACTGCGGTGTGATTAAACCAAGGTGTTTCCTCACTCACACCCATGATATTGTCATCACCGTACGTCATAAGAGCAACATTCTCCTTAAAAGTGTGGCACTCTCGATCTGGATTCAAACGTAGGTACATCCATCTCATGTAAATACTATTCACAAGTGAATTAATAATCACAGTGAGGGGATGACCAGACGGATTGGTTCCAAAAAACTCAATCAAATCACCATTGAAATTAATCAACGGAAAAGCGATATCAGTAGCAATACCCCACATAACTCGCAGGGACTCTTCGGACCAACCAGCTTCACGATGCATTTCGATGATAATCCAGAATGCTTCTAAAATAAGATCAGCAATCATCTTCTTGTCGTATTTGGAATAATCTCCTGCAATCATGCGATCCAATCCATGTTGTGTGAGATACGCGTAAAACGCACTCCACTCACAAGAAGTAGGATTAACTCCAGGAGCAGCTTCAAAAACGAACGAATGCATTTGCAATAGTCGAACAAATGATAAAAAGTACTTTCGCACCAATAATACCATATCGACGGGAGCACCAGAAAAAGCTCTGGTTTTCTCTTGCTCGATTTTTGCATAAGAGACTGCTTCATCTTTGAGATGTTCAGTGAAAACGGGAAAGTTTCTTTCTCCATTAATATAAGTACATTCCATCACGTTCACACGATCCCAGATCTCACTTGGAAAATCAACACCATCCGGATAATTATCATCTACCGCTGGAATCAAAAAATTCTTTTTGGTGGTATTCCAAGGATGTCCCATTGAAGAAGTCCTATTGATGGAATCTATAAATTTCACCGAAGGCAAGCCATTCACAATTGCTTTATTCGTGAGGACATGTAATTTGGTCCTCCATTTGTCAGGCAAACCAGATCGAATGTCTTCCAAAAAGGATTTAGCGACTGTGTGTAACTCACTGCGACTGTGCAAAATCGAAGGTGAAATCATATCTACCAAATTGTTCCTCCAAGGTTTCCATCCGTTCATAACAGGTGGTCCATGACCAATGTCATATTTGAAATGGTCACAAACAATCGCACATTGTGGTGTTTTCCGTACCTTAGATTTTGGAGCAGGTCTGAAACCTTTCAAACCGCCATAAATCTGAGCGGTTCCCGACTCACAGTATCGAAGTACTGACTTAGGATGCAGATCACCAAGAACAAAATTGCTCTTTCCTGTGTTCAGCATAGGCTCGCCACCTCCACACAACTTCATTTCGCCCAACATCTCATCAGACCTTTTTATAAGGCTGACAATACTGGACACTCGAACAGATAGGTAACCAGCAGTGGTACCCCTACCCAACAAGTGGAAAGCATTGATTATAGGTCCACGCGGAGTGAGGTGAATGAGCATAGAGCCACAATGTCCTTCAGCAGTCTCTTCATCGAGCTGTGCCAAATAAAGATCATTGGAAATACCAAGTTGCTCAATGTGCCAATTGCGTGTTAACGCAGCTTTACGCACAATGCCTCGTTCAATCACACCATGTGCATTCCTGCGAAGATAAAAACCCTTCGAGATATCACCAACTGCTTCATCACCCCAGTACTTTAAAATGTCCTTATAGGGTGCAACAGATCGCACAGTGACCATCGCTAGATCTTCATCTTGACTGCGAAGAATATCAGTTTGAAACAATTTGAATTGAACTGACGGGGTAATTCCCCCACTGAATGGACCATTCACAATCGTCACATCATAATAATTATCCTCAGTGTCAATGGGAAAGGCATGATTGTGTGTGAGCAAATATTGCCCCTTCACAAAAACACCACTGATTGTTCTCCGAATATATCTCAATTCTCCACGCGGTCGAAACCGCACAGACAAATGAACACAATTACGTTGGAATACATTCTCAAGATCCTCCATAGACTTGCCAGCCAAACTACGTGAAGAAACAGGTATATCGAAAGAAGTTAAAACGACTGTGGCTCGAGTGACCTATTACCCTTCCCAATCTCACCTTGTTCTGTACTAGGCCTGGTCCCTTGCGGGTTTCAGCTAGCGAGCCTACTTACGGTTCACAACCCTCAGGCTTGTTTGAGCCCAAGATTTGCCCTGCTGGCTTCCCGAATCTCCCTTGCGGGAGCCTTTCCACCAACTTGCGGTTTACTGTAGAGACCAGCCCTGCCGTATTCCGCTTACCGAATCTCGACCTTTGAATCAAGAACCAGGAAAGGTTTTTAATCTCT